ACCACATTATAGTGTAAACAACTTCCCGTCAACGACGCATGAATAGTCAGGTGCTACGTGGATCATCTGAATATGCGGGTAGTCATTAACAATGTGAGCAATTGCAAATCCCTTTTGCCAGTCATGATGTTGCATATACTTCATTCCTGGACCTTTCTCGTCACACATGTGACCAAGTTCATATCCACGAAGTGTTTCTCCTTCGCCGTTATTTCTTAGTTCATATGTAACTAGGTGGGAAGCAATTCTGTGTGAGTGACCTCTAATTAAAGATATCTGTAGGTCTTCCATATCTTTTCTAACCGAGCCAGTTGCTGCAATTGAGAGGCCGTGGTGAACGTGAATATCTCCAAATCGGCGCTTTGGCAATTCATTGTAATGAATATATTCGTAGCCTAATGAATCTAATCCCCACAATGCTTCTGGGGTAACTTCATTAATATAGTCAGGAAGCTTTGCATCTACATAGTTAAAAATTCTAACATCATGGTTTCCTAAAGCTGAAAAAAGTTGAGCCTCTGGAAGCATCTCTCGTGTCTTTGTATAAAAATCTCTGGCGCCCTTTGCTTCATGGCGCATCATAGGAACAATGAGATCTCGACTATCGGTCTTGTGAAGGTTTAAAAATTCTGCTGATCTACCTTCTGTGTACTTGCTATAGCATGCTTGATCATCTGTGTCACCAAGGTAGTCAACGACATCTGGCTTAAACCACTTCATTACTTTAAACCAAAGCGCAATCATCTTGTCATCTTGGTATGGGAATTGCTGGTCGGATGAAATCATCCATTTTAAATCGTTACTCATTGTCTACCTTAATATGTAAAAAAGTCACGGGTACGTGACTTTGATGTTACAGTAATTGTAACATATTGATACGGTATGTCAACTATTCAGTTGCTGCGATTGCTAAATAATGTACGCTTATTGTATAAGTGTCTGTTCCTGCTGTTGTCTTTTGAAGTGAAATTGATGCACTTTTTGTGCCAGCGGAAATAATCGCTGAGCTTACATCTACACCTGCATCTTTTGATGCTTTAATTTGTAATGAATATATAAATGCAGCGCAGGTTCCAGTAAGAGTGCCTATATAGGTTATTGGAAAAGTTGTTTCAACGCCATATTTTAAAGTAATTGATTTGGGGGTTGTTTGTCCTGCAAGTAATTTTTTAGCAACGGCACTTGTTGCAGAGGAGTCCACAGAGCTTTTAACTCCTTGTATTGAAGCAGATAATCCCGTTTGCCCTGTTTTTAATATCTCTAATTGAGTAATGATTTCATTTAAGTTAGCATTATCTAGCGGTGCACCCGCATCAAATGTAGCCATAATTTAATCCTCCAAAAGACTTGTAGAATATTCTTCTACTGCCTTATCTTTATCTTGTTTTTCATTGATTAATTGCGTCAAATCAGCTCTAAGTACGGCTATCTGTGTTTCATAATTTGAAACAATTTCGCCTATTCTTTGCTGAAGTGCTGTAATAATTAATTCTGTTTTATCTTGCACTTTTTACCCTATCTTTATAGAGATGCTAGTTCTTCTAGAAGAGCATCTATCTTATCTGTGATTATTAATACCTGTGAATTTAGGCTTGAAATCAATTCTGTATTTTTTTCAGTTACCGCGTTTTCCTCTTTTAATGATACCTGAATACTATACTTGCTGTACTCAAGTGATCTAAGGTGTTGATTGACTATAGCAGTCTTTTCTTCATTTGTTAATTCATATGTCATTTTGTTCCTCCTTTCATATTATAGCATTTAGGTCAAAATAGTCAAGCCCTGATACTTTTAGCAAAAGCAATCCGTATCACAAGGACCTGCACAGAAGCAGTATTCACCTGGACAGTTAGTGTTAGTACATGCAGTACATCCTGAAGGGAAGAATGGTGGGACGAAATACGGTGGTACGAAGTATGGTGGGAAGAATGGTTGGGCTGGGAAGTACGGTGGTACGAAGTATGGTGGGAAGAATGGTGGTACGAAGTATGGTGGGAAGAATGGTGGGACGAAGTATGGTGGGAAGAATGGTGGTACGAAGTATGGTGGGAAGAATGGTGCAACTGCTGCTTGCTGATTTGCGGCGGTAATCAAAGTTGTCTGTGCCTCATCCCCAGCATCAGACGTTGTATCTCTTACCATTACTGTGGTTGACAATGGAGAATACGTTGTAAGAACGGTTGCTACTGATGAGTTAAAATTGACACGGTATTTGCTATTTTGAATTGGCTTAGACGGATAAGAGCTTATGGTAGAACTATCGTTAATAAATGCAAAAGAGTTATCTTGTTCTACAAATCTATCTATAATTATCATGTCTGCATACTGCTGACCACTATAGAATGTTACTTCATATGTCATTACATTTGATACTGCCCCATACTGATGTCCGCTCCATCTTATTTTATACTGAGAAGCATTAGACCAATAATAAAGAGATGTTTGAATCATATCTTTTGGCAAGACAACAAATATTGATCCGCTTGTTGGCATTGAAACTGATGTGTTTGGTAGTACGCTAGAAGAATTTCCTAATGTTATATACCCGTTTGTACAAACGCTTATCCTATTGCCCATAGAAAATGTGTATGTGACTGCTGCTGCTAAAGCTGAGCTTGTTGTAGTTGCACTTCCAGTTTCATATCCAGCTCTTGTTGTTACTACGGTTACTGTAGCGCTCTGCCCCGCACTTAATCCGCTTACCGTAAACGACCTTACGTTTCCAATTGCTGTTCCATTACTGACTGATCCAGCACTAACACTTACGGTGTAATTATAACTTGAATTGTAATTAGTTATTGATCCTGTAAATCCATTGGCTGTGCGAGTATTAGTTCCGAATGTAGTGGTAAGCGCTGGTAGGGAGCTAGTGGAGTAAGAACCACCTGCAGATGTTGTGCTAAGGTTAGTTCCATCGTATCCAAATAAAGATAATGTGTAAGCAGTACCTGGGGATAGCCCCGAAAATGTGTATGAGCCGCTAGCTGTAGATCCATCAAAAGATCCACCTACATATGCTCTTGTAGTAGTTGAATTAGCGCCTGCTGTAAAGTTTAATGTTATAGAAGTTGTTGTAGCGCTTGAGCTTGTAATTGTTGGGGGAGAAGGTATAACTGCTTCTAGAGCTGGTCCAACTTGTGTAGAACCAGCTTCGGTAGAGGTGCCGCTTGCGTTAGTAGCAGTTGCAAATGCTTTAAAGTAGTTTGGAATGTCTGCAGATGTAATAGTGTATGTTCCAGAGGTGCCGTTAACAGTCGATCCTCTTTGAGGGTCACTAGTTAATACTGGATTAGTTCCATTATATAGTCTTAAGCTGTAGCTTGTTGGTGATCCAGACCACCCTGTAGTTGAAAAAGTTATAATGCTTCCAACTCTATAGTTTCCTGTATTTGTAGATATAGAAACTGTTCCGCCTGAAGGTATCGGTTCTCTTAAATCTACTTCAATTGTATTTGAATCTACTTCTCCTTGAGAGTTACCTGCTCTAATTAAAAGATAATAAGAGTATCCAGCGCCAAGGCCAGTAAAAGATTGTGGTGATGAGAGCCCTGTTATATTTTTAGTAAAGGCGGAAGAAGCTGGGAGTTGAACTATCTTGGCACGTAAATAGTATGTTGTTGCTAACCCTCCATTCCCAAGTTGCGATAAGGCTGTAAATACTGCTTGCAAGGATGTGTTTGATGTTTTAGATGCAGAAGACAATACTGGCTGCTGTGGCTTTGTAGTTATTACAACAGCATTTGAAATAGTAGAAGAGGACGAATATCCAAAAGAAGTATGTGACCAAATTTTGACCTTTAATGTCCAGCCAGAAGAAAATCCAGATAGCTGTGTCGAGGTTTCGGATATTTGATCTGACCAAGTATACCAAGTTTGATAGTTATCGCTTGAGTATGCATACTGAACTCTATAATAATCTGGTGTCGGGCCAGATGAAGATGGGGTCCATGAAACATTTATAAGAGCATTAGCGTAATCAGAACCAGAGACAAGTGCTGCGGTTACGGTAGTTGGCGGCAAAGCCAGTGTTTGCTGCTCTATAGTAACTGGGCTTTGGCTTAATGCAACCACAGACAAAGAGTCTGCTTTTGTTGCAACTACTCTAAATCTATAATAGTTTACCTGTGGAATGTTTGTTCCAGCTTTAAGGCCTGGGGCTGGAGCAAGGTATGTTTTTGTATTTGATAGTCCTGCTGCTGGGTTTGTTATTGTTCCGCTTGAAACTACATTCCATCTTGGGCTATCGACGGTTGGATCAGTACTGCTAGTAGGGATATAGTCATAAGGTTCATTTGGGTCTGGCGTAGCCATATCAAAATAATAATTCAATGTATATGATCCAAGGTTAGTCCAGTTATAATTTGTTCCAGTTATAGTTGTTGGGCCATAAATACTAGCAGATGATATGTCTGGGTCCTGGCCTTCTGGTAAGTTGGCCCCAACAGAATCTATATTAAAGGATGCCCTTTGTATAGTAGGTTCATTGTCCTGTTTAGTGTCTTGTGCATAAAACCATAAGGTTAAATAATAGTCATATTGATATGGATTATAATTAGGAACTGCAATATAATTTCCTGTAGGGGTGGTGTTTCCAGTTATTCCAAATTGAGTCAATTGACTTGTTGTCAATAAATAAGTTTGCGGTTCATAAAAATTGGGGTCAGTAAAAGAAACAATTTCGATTTCTACTTTAGATACATCTGACGCAGTGATTCCGCTCCCAGCATATGACCAAGCAATGCTAGTTGATTTGTATACAGTTGACTGTGCAACAAGCTGTGGATTTAGATCTTTATATGATAAATAGTATGGGTTGTATATTATTCCTTCTGTTCTTGGTAAAGTTTCTCCAGTCAACCCATATTTGTTTTTAGCATATACAATTGCTCTAAAATAATAAGAAGGTCTATTTGTATCTCCCTTTGTTATAGTGTATGTTAATGATGTTACGGACATGCTAAAGGCTGACTCTTTGACAGTTGTCCAAATTCCAGTTAGTGGGTTTTCTGAGAATTGAATTTTTATATGATAGTAGATTGGATCATAGGAGGATGACATTCTTTGCCAGTTGCCCCTTGTTACTGTTATTACTGACCCCTGTGTAAATTCTCCACTACCTAATCTTGAGTTAGTTGAAAGTGTTGGTCCAGAACCTAATACTGGTCTTGGTCTATTTGTAACATCTACAGATGAAAATACGTTCTTCCATCCAGTGCTTGTTTTAACATATGCATTTTCTACTGACTCCCAGAGTTGGTTTCCTTTATTTAATAATACGTCTGTTATTATTTTCCAGCCAGTGCTGGTCTTTATTCTAATTTGTTGGACCATTATGATCCAGCCTTATAAACGAATACTACGTCTCCACTTTTTGCATTAGGATACTTGGCTGTAGTCCAATATGTTTCTTCCATAGTAAAAATATTTCTGAGTCCGCCAGATAAATAGTTTTCAGAACTTCCAGCAACCTGTGCTGATTTCATAACTTGAGTTTGTCTTGCTTTTGACCCATTTGCAGCAGGTGCACCAAGATACAGTCTGCCTTCATCTGCTTGTGCTAAATCTCCATAAACTCCCCCGCCTAAGTCATTGCCAACTATATTTGAAACTTTTAATATATCTTGACCATTTTCACCAGTAATTTGGAAAATGTTTACCAAACCTTCAAATGAATCTTTAATAGTGTAGCTTCCCATTTTAATAGACATTCCGCTAGCATCGCCAATCATATACTGCGTCGCGTTTCCTAATCTAAAATTACCTGAACTTAATATATATGCAGTAGTCTCTGCAGATCCTGCTCTGAAATCTCCATAGATCTCTGCATCATATGCAATTAGCTTTCCATTTAGTGATGCAATTGATACAGTTGGCTTTGTTCCATTATATGCAAAAAATCCTGCAGAATCAATCTTTATTCCAAGAGCATTATCGGTTCCAGCAGTCGGTGATGTTTTAAATGAGTTAGCAATAATTTTTCCACCAGAGATTTCTCCAGTTTCTCCATCTAAGACTAGGGCCGAGGTGCCAGCAGAATATCCAACAGACTGTATTTTTGTACCAGTAATTTCAAAACCTTTTATGTTTGTATTAGTTGCGTTTTGACCAAAAAATCCAGACACTGCTGTTATTTTTCCAGTTAGATCTACGTCTGTAGCTGTAACTTTACCGCCATATGTTACTTTAAATTTTGTTGCCGTATCTGTTCTTGTGCCTCCAGCCCAAATCATTACATCAGAAGATGTTGGATTGTCTGGGTGATACAGTCCTATTTGATTAGAGCTGTTTATTGAATTTGCATCAATTTCCCAGCCACCAATTTTTCCCTTTTTTGTAACTATTCCGTCAATTGTGTCTAGCTGAAAATATTGATTTGCTCCGTTTGTTCCCTGTATTCCTACTTGGCCTGTTGGCGTACCAGATTCATTTTTTAGCTTGCCGAATTCAATCTTTCCGCCAGTTGTTATTAAAGTAATTTGTCCATCTATTGTGCTAGTTACTGGTACGCCGCCTACAATTTTAGTTACTGGTCCTCCGATAGTAATATCTCCAAGCACTCCAGCAGTTGCATTTATTGTTCCGTTTACTGTTGCGTCTACCATCTTTACAATTCCAGATGAGTTTACAGTAAATGGTGCTACGCTATCCGTTAAGCCACCAACTCTAATTGATCCTCCAAGAACATTAATGTCTCTTGCTATTACAGATCCTCCTTTTGTTACAGAAAACTTTGCATCTTTATTTATATTTGCAGAGTATCCACCAGTTTCTCCAGCACCTGCCCAAAATGCATATGTTCCGCTTGGTGACAACCCAGTGTATGAATCAGTGCCTGCATGTAATGTATTTTCAATTTTTCCAGGGTAAATCATCCAGTCAGCAATTTTTGCTCTTGTTGTTATAAATGTTGGTGAGGCTGATGAGGCATCACCAATTATTTGAGTTGTCGCATTAGTGCCATTTGTATCGTCGGCATCATAAAAGAATAAACCTCTTTTATTAAATACTCCTCTTGCACCTGATTGTTTTGCTGTCCCGTCGGGGTTTAGATCTCCAGTAAATATAGATCCCAGTGTTGCAAAAGTAACTGGGTTTTCAATTAAAGAGAGGGCGCCAACGTCTAAAATTAATACTTTTGAGGGAAGAGACATGCTTGCAAACCCATCAACATAATTCCATCTTCCCTTTACCCAGACTTCATTACCAGAACTTGCCTCATCGTATACTACAACTGGGCTAGATCCTGAGCTTGCTACTAAAGTATAAGTTCCATTTTCCGTAGCGCTTTGATAAATTTCAATACCTGTAGCTGATTTATTAAATGTTGATGAAACCACATACCCGTTTGCCATTGGCGATACGGATATGGTTGTTGTTATCCCTGAAAGGAAGTTTGGCTTAGTGACCGATGACAAGCCTGTAATCGGAACTTGTGTAAAGTTTTCATTTCTATATATATCTAAATCAGTAACATATCCGCTTGTAAATGAACTTGGAGAAGATGCAAATTGTCCTATTATTTCATTTTCAGTTATTGTTACTGAGGTACTGCCAGTTGTGACATCTAAATATTTTTCAAAATGCTTTGTATTTCCAGAATAAGTTAAAAACACTTTAACAGAAGTTGGCGGGTTTTCGGCTGGCATATCGAACGATACAACCAAATTTCTTCCACTCCAAGATCCAACTGGATTAACAATTGGGTCTGGTGGCAACTTGTCAGATTCTAAAGAATCAAAAGCCTTAATAGATTTAACAGATGATGCAACTCCAGAGCATGTGCCATAAGATAGGTGTTGAATTTTTATGTACTTCAAGTTAAAGTCATCAAATTTTAATGTGGCTGGGCCCTTTCCTTCATACCTCTGAACAAATGGACCAGCCTCCGAGTTTCCTACAAAAACTAAAGTTCCTTTATATGTTGACTTTAAAGTAACTGCACCGCTCCATGATACTGTTGCGCCTTTATCAATAGATGTTACAGACCAGTCAGAGGACTGAATGGCTGTAGAGCAAACTGGGTCTGAGTAGACTGGAACTGAAAAAACAACCCCGACGCTTGCTGCATTTATATAATCTGTTCTTAAGAATCCAGAAAGCGTGGTTTGAAAAACATTGCCAAAATTTGCCATTATCTGTTCTCTAGTTATAAGCATTTTTTGATTAGTTGTAGTCACATCTTTTTTGTGCCCAAAGTAAACTGTCCTTGGTGTTCCTAGAACGTTACCAGTTAATTCAATTTGAAACCCAGTAGAATGTGTAGGGGATTTCCAAACAATCTGTAGACTATCTTCAATCCATGTAGCAACAATATCTGTTGACTCCGCCAATGGCAATGGTATGGTTTGCACAAGAAATGTGTTTGACCAAAGCGTATTATATTTTGCATTTAAATCTTCATCCTCAAAAACCCATTGAAAATTAAATCCATATAGGGTATCGGCAGTAAGACCTTTAACATCTGTATTAAAATAATTTTTGTCAGATGGGTCAAAATACTGTGTTACCTGTAGATCAGGGAATTGAGAATTACCCACTAAATGAAATCTCCAATCTAAACTCTATGTCTGCTGGTCTTCCTGCCATTTTTTCAAGTGGTGTTGCAAGGATTGATCTTGATATTAATCCATATGCGGCATCAAAAGTATCTTCATCATTTATTCTTAAGCCTTCTAGGTTGATAGTAGTTGACCCAGTATTTTTAGCAGTTGCCGCTATCCCAACTTTATAAATAGAACTCATGTCTGGGTTTCCTGCGGAAGCTAAAAGAGATGAAAATGTTGTGGACAAGACCTTGTTGCCAGAAGTTAGCGGGGCAGCAATTGTTGTATAGAAGTATTCAGTATCAGAGCTATAAAACTTAATTGTTATTGATGATAAGTTAGTATCAGATTGATTATAGGCAAGGACAATGGTGTCATTACCACTGTACCCGCTAATACTAAATGTTCCAATATCTGAAACATATTCTTTGCTTGTGCTAGAGGCTGCGGTGATTGGTATTAATGCATTTCCTATTCTTGGGAACGGAGCAACTGTTGGGCTAGATATTATACTCGCTGGGACGGATGTGGAATCTAGCCATAACAAATTGTTTTCAAAATCAGAAATCATATTGCTGTCAGAATTAAGATTAGAGGTTTTTAATTGTGGGTACAGCCCAACTTCAGTAATTATTCCAGCCACATCTTGTGGCAAGGTTGCTTTATAGATTACAGCATATGTTGTATTAGAGCCTACCGTTTGAATGTCTATGCTGCCAAAGCTTGCTTGAATTCTGTAAAACTCAAATCCCAATCTGCTATTTGTATCGGACAAAGCGTAGTCTGCATTTGTTGCTATCCCAACCGCTATATCTTTTTTAATAAATCCAGGTGCTCCAGCTAGATAGGATGTTAAAAACCTTTTTCCAAATTTTGTAATCATTATAAACTTCTCCTTATTTTAAGACCCTTAACTTTTTGTCCAGTTGAATTTTTTACTTGTATTGTAAAATATATTGTTGGTGGAATAGTTGTATAATCAACTTTCTGTTCTCCCTTTATTGATATATCGGATAAAGACGGAATCATTGTTCCAGTACCATCTCCTGGATCTGGGTCTGGATCTGGATCTGGGCCTGGGTCCGAGCCTCCAAAATTAGAACCAAGAGCTGTTTTTGTTGGCTCTATCCCTGACTCTATAAATCTAATCGCTAGCGGGTCTAGGGTGGTAGCTAGTGGGTCCCCCTCAAAAAAATAAATATAAGGGGATTGGTCTATCTCATTTGAGGATATTTTTTCTGATGCCATTTTAAAATTATACCATTATTCAGAATAAATTGATCTTGCCTGAATTGTGGTTTTAATACCCCCGCTCCAAGTTTGAGATATACTATTTACAATAAATTTTTCTGTTCCTGTTAGCCCATGATAGCTGTAATCTACAGAAATTATATCTCCAATTTGTATTTTTGGATTGGCTATTACTTCTAAATTAAGCGAAACTTGTTGATTTTTCCACTGCGTCTTTATCCAGTCGGATAACTCTTTTGCCTCAGACTCTCTTTGAATCCATTTTGAATCAAATGTAATTGGCTCCTGGGTATCATACTTATTTAAAGACTCATCCATATAAATCAAACCACTGCTATTTATTATGCCATTCCCAACTACGCTAATCTTGCTAACGGATGATTGTTCTAGCGGAACAAATGTGCCAGAGTTATTTATTATATATGCTTTAACATTAAATGGACTTAGATTAAATCCAACTAAATCAACATACTTATTAATATTAAGTGATATGTATTTTGCTGCCGCTGGTTGGCTTGAGTAATCTTTGTCTATGTATTTAATTTCTCTTGCAACTGGCCCGAACTCTTCTATCCATATATTTGGTGAAGTTTTTTGTATTTTGTTAATGCCGCTTAGCCACAGATCACCATATACAAAGTTAGTTGACATTTGAGCAAATTGATTTTTGTATATTTCTTGAACTAAATTAGAACTGTACTCTGCTTCCGTGATTGACCTTGCATAAACATAATCAAATCCAATAGTTCCAAGACTGCAGAATAAACCAATTTTATTACTTTTTGCCAACCTTCCCGCCGCTTTGTCTACAGCAGTAATTGTGTACCCGTCTATAAAAGCAGTAATTGTTGTTTTTGTTGGTTCTACCTTTACGTTTACATCTAGCTTATATGCAGTTCCTTGCAATATATTTGTAACCCTTGCAGTCTTTAATATTTTTTGTGAGTCTGCTATTCTAGAAATTATAGTAGATCCTTTTTCTGAATTATAGGAAGTTTTTAAAATTTGAAACTCATCAGATGTATTGCTAGCAGCCAGGCCTGTAGTTTTAATATTAATTACGTACCCAGTCTTGCCATCGTTATTAACAAAAAACGATATACCTCCCGAAGACTCTTTTGTTGCAGATTCACTTTCTGGTTTAAAGAACAAAGTTGTTCCAAATGAATAATAGTTAGATTCTGTTGATAGCCCTGTGTCTCTTACTGCCATCGTTACTGAATTTGGATTGTCGTCTAATGAGTCTATTATAAGCAAAGATTTTGAAACAGTAACTCCTTTTGTTATAACAGATTTTGGTGTTGTAGTGCTTTCTGGGGCTGTCGCTGTGGGGTCTACTTGATTAAATAAATTAGTTTTATCCGTGGGTGATCCATCAATTGTCCAAATTTCTTCATCAGGTCTTATAGGAAGGTACGGCATTAGTTCACCACCCAAGACAAGCCACTGTACACGTTCCAGGTACTGTAATCAACTACTGGTGTGTGGGCTTCGGGCTTAGTGTTAAACGCACCCCTAGTTTTTATTCTATACCTACAATTTGGATATATCCTAGGCTGGTTAGTTACACTTGGCATAGCAAGTCCTGCGTATTTAGATAAGTCTGTTTCTGATGTTATATCTACAGGAACCATTGTACCAGCAGCATAATTAATTGATTTAATTACTATAGGATCTTTTGTTTGAAATTCATACTGAATTGCATCATATTCAATTACTTCTGAGTCTATTAAAAAATGTCCGCTGTATGAGAGTGCAACTTTTTGTGAGGTTAAATTAGGCTGAAGTATTGAGGTTGCATCCATATCAATATATTTGCTTAACAATGGAGAATCTTCTTTAGCAATAGTTTTTGTTATTGCACCAGCTGCTAACCAAGTACTTCCAATATTTACAATTTCTTTTGATTCTTGGTAATTAATATTTTCATATGCTGTGTAGTACGTAACCTTAACATTGTTTACACTGGGCAAAACTTTTTTATCTATTGATATTATATTTGAAAGGCTTTCTCCGTCTGGTTCATTTCTAAATTCATAAGATACGGTTCTGTCTTTGTCAAAGATAAAATCCCTAGTATAGAATTGAAGTACTCCGCTATTATCAACAAAGGCAATCATTTGAGAATCTCTGCAAAGATCTTGTATTAAAGACCACACCGTATCGTTTCCATCAGACCACCAGTAGCTTGGCTTTGATATAGATTTTTCTTTTTCTGGGTCTGTGTTGTAATTAATATTGTAATTTGTAAAGCCAACAGTATCCAGCATTCTTCTTATAATTGCTGGCATTGTGTAGTTTTCGCAAAGCATCTGTGGGCAAAGTATCTCTTGTAGTATTTTGGCGGAGTCAAGTGCCGTAATTGAAACTTGTCCAGAAGTAGATATGTTCCAAGAATCAATATAAAAGATGCCTTGGTTTAATTTAAAATATTTACCCATCTCATCTTCTTTGTCTCCCGTCGAGTTGTATATCTTATAAAAAACTTTAACTTCTGCATTTTTTATTATATAAACACTGTCAGCGTTAATAGGACTTGAATTTAATTTACTATATACCTTATATACAAGATCTTGTCCTCTATTTCCTAACAGGTTTAAAGACAAAGAGTTTGCTGTAACATTTCCGACTGCAAGTAGATCTTCTGTGCTAGAAGAGGTCTCCTTATTTAATGTAAAGTCAATTAAATCAGAAGTTATATCATAAACTAAATGAGGAGCTAGTTCTATTACTGCTACGTATCCTCCAGGATTTGTTGCCCCCATTGCTATTGAAGAGAATGTAGTTGTAGAGGACATGTTTAGATCTGCCTCATTTGTACTCCATGTTGTACCAGTCCAATATATTGTAACCACCCCAGCATTAAATCCAGTTGTTGGAATAGAGGTTCCGTCTTTTAGCAAAACATTATTTCCATATATATACCATCTTGATGGTATTGCATGTGCTGTTTCAAATTTTAAAACTATTTTGTTGCATCGTACGTTTTTTGGGTAGACGGTTGCATCATATTTAATTTTTAATGCAGCATGTCCGTTTACAAAGCTTACCCAATATTTATAATAGTTAGAGGCAGAAGAATAATATGTTCTATAGGTATTACCAAGAACTGGCTTGTATGTTATTTGTTTGGGGTCGGCCCAAGAGCCTTTTAAAACATCACCACTAATAGCATGTTTTATGCCTGCACCCTCTGGTCTATTGGCTTTGACAATTGTGTCTACAGGAAATAGTTTATTGAACGGTCTTTTAGATTCTATCTCTTTATATACAATAGGAGCCTCAGCACTTGCTCCGTTTGTGTGGTCTGCAAATGATTTAATAGATGCTTCATTAAACTGAATCATCTGGTTTAGATTTAAATCTATTGTCCCGCCAGCATTTACTTTAATGCTATGGTTAAAATTAAATATTTCTAGGGATTGATCTAGGGTAGCCATTATACTTCTTCTAATGTAATTGATACGGACCAGTGTGGTTGTAGTCCTCTTTTTAAAACTGTAAAGCTGCAACTTTGAAATGCTACATCGTATTCTGTTGTTTTATTAGTTACCACGCCAGCAGATGTGCTTTCTGCTAAATTTACTTTTATTTTAAATACACCCTGACCAAGGTCGGTATCATAAAAAGTTCTTATGTCCTCTGCGCCCCAGGCACCGTCCACAGTTATATCTCTGTAAGATGGCAGCATATCCCAGGAAACGGAGAATGTTTTTTTATCAGCAATAAAAAATTTTCTTAAGGTACCATTTGAAGTTCTTTGTACTTGCTCAATTCTATTATTATCCATTGTAAAAGATGATCTGTTATGTTCTGTTAATTTATTCCATTGCAAGGATGTGACAGGGGCGCTTACCAAAACCCCATTGACTACCGCCATGTTCAGAGGGTCAGGGGCATAGATTGATAAAATAGATCCTCTACTTAGTATCATTTATTCCTTGACCTTCCTGCCATTGCATCACGCAATTGCATTTCCCTAGATATTGCTCGTGCAACATCGTCTGGGCTTAAGTTGTTTCCATTAAGTGTAACATTTATATTATACTCGGAACCTGATTTAATGTCATACCCATTTGCATTTGGATTAAATGGATTCATTACTGCTGGTATTACCGCCTCATTTTTATGAAGCAGTGCAAGCATATCGGCTGGTACCATATTAATACCATTTTCAAATTTAGGTATACTAAGATTTGCAGAATAAGAAGGATTAACATATCCGCCATCGGCATACTGGATTTTATCTTTAGATAGAGGATTAAGAAGTTTCTTTCTTTTTAATCTATTAAATGGTTCAGGAAGCCATGATGCTCCATCCCCATCTAACCCTAGGCCAGGGATTGAATATCCTGGGGTCCAGTAGTTCATACGCGCTTCGCGGAAATCTTCTTTAGGTTGGCCCATAGATGAATCGGGTGGAAGTGGTGGCACATTTTCAAGAACTGGGCCGCGATATCGAGTAACATATCCTCCATTTGCATACCCAGAAGGGGAAGCAATATTAAATTTATTTTTCTTTAAATACTCTAAGAAATTTTTGCCAAATGGCTTAAATGATCCATTTTTAAATCCAGTTTCTCCATTTTGAGAAAGAAACCAGTTTTCTAATATGTTGTTGTATCTATCTTCTTTTGAACGATTAGCAAATGCAAGTGGGCCATAATTTTTACCTATCGATCCATTTGGCCAATAGTTCCATTTTTCATTTCCTGGTCTATCAATTACATTTGTCACTGTTCCCTCTGCGTATTGAGTTCCTTGCAGATTGTATCTTGCGCCATCTCTGAATCCATATAATGTATTTTCTAAAGATTTTGGCTGCGCCCACTCGGAGCCTCCCCACCTAAATATGTCGTATGCATTAGTTGGATTAGATATTGAAACTCCAGTAGCAACTCTCTTTGATTTGACTGCATCCAATGCGGCAAGCAAAGTTTTTGTGCCTATCGTCGGAATTGACATTGGTGACAAGGCTGAGTTCATTGAATTTGCTGGATACGCGTACTGTACCCAGTCTATATCCTGAGTTTGTGGAGTAAATAAGCCTTGCCCAGATCGGCCTCCGCCAGGAATTGAACCATCGGGGATGTATCCTCCAGGACCAAGGTCTGGGGTATCTTGGTAGTAGTTTGGTAGATCTTCCAGCCATTCATAACTTCCCCAGCCTCCTGGTGTACCTGGACTTGAGGGGTCAAGAGGAATGTCTTTATTCCCATTAGGCAAAGAGTACCAAGATGGTTTAGATGGGTCGTATACAGTATTTGGGTTATAGTTTGCCTCTTGTCCATACCCAAGCTGATTCTTTCCTTTTCCAAAATTATATTTTGGATATCCCCAATTGGAATTATTTAATGCAGTATAAAGTTTTTCTGGGCCGCCGAAACGTGTCCCAGTTGTTAAAGCTTCTACAATTTTATCATATCCATTTTTTTGTGGGTTTAATGACAAAGTTTTTATTACAGCATCAATGCCTTGTTCCCATGAAGTGTATGCCTGCACTCCAGTTCCAGTTTTTTTATTAACTGTATTAACTTTTTTAGACCCTGGCATTTCTAAAGTTGTATTAAGTGGGTTATACAAAGCCTTGTTGTTCCAATGACCACCTTCTTGGAATATCCAGGCCCTTATTCCACTAGCAAGCCCTTCGGTTGGTTCGCCTCCCAATCTTTGAATAAGTGCTTTTGCAAACTGAGTGGGGGTTTTAATATCTAATTTTTTAGTTGACGGTGTTGGAAGAGTACGAACTGTTGGATTTAATTGAAGCTTTAACAAGTCTGCGTATTCCTTATTAAGTAAATCTGGCATCATATTTTGATCGTTAACATTTAAAGGCTTAGCTTCAAAGTTTAACAGACGCTGTACTGTTTCCCTTGCGTGTTTGCTATCTCCAATAAATGTTCCGATATCTTGGCCCAAGTAATCTGCAAGACCTAAATCTGTGTCGCGTGTTCTAAATCCTCTTAAATATAAATCAAATCTTTGCTTATTATCTTTAGGGTGGCTTGAGTCATAAATTTCAATGCCTTTGTCTGTGGGGGTTGCAAGGCTAGCATATTGTTTTTGTAAATATTTTGTTACAGATTTTGAAGACAAGTCTTTCATATAACCAGCATTATACATCTCTGACATTATGCTACCGCTTAAGAAGTCTGCATTGGATTCAGTTGTGTCTTTCCAGTCCATAAATGATCCATCTTTATTTTTAAATAATTTAGACTTTGTATTTTTTCCACTAATTTCGTTAGCAAGTCTATATTGCAAGTTATGACCGTATTCATGAAACATAATTGATAGCAATGACATTTTGTATGAATCGTCTGTTAGCAATTTACCATTAATAAAATCAGAGTATTTTTTTACATCAAAGCCTTTTGGTCCGCCAGGTGCATAACTTTCAAAAGTTGGATCATAAGTATTTTTATTAGCACCATCTTCTGGAAGCCATGCCTGTTTTCCTAGTCCTGCTGTTGTTGCTGGCTGTAGTAGCATCATTTGGCCTAGGTCTCCAAAAGTTGCCATGTTCCCAGCTACACCTAATTTATGTCCACCGATATCGCCATAGCCAGGATCGTATCCACCAATATAAGATGCTATATTTCTTGGGTGAGTCACTTGTAGATTTGTTAAAATTGGATTTTTTAATAGTCCAGGATCGCCAGCAGCTTTAAGATGTCTATCATATTTTGCTCCGTAATAAGTATTTAAAAGAGCTCCCCATGCATGTATCCATTTTGAAACATTTGCTTCGTTTGTAGTCATGGAATCTACAATAGTATTTCCAACTATAAAATCTTTTGATCCTGCATCTTTATTGGAAAGATCTTTTTTTGCGGCTGCCATCCACTTATCAATTTCTGCCTGTGTGGGCTTCATGCCAAATAAATCTGATATGAATCCTCCGCCGTGGAATCTAGGGATACCGCTCTTTCTATTTTTTGCTAGCCCTCCCTCAGCGTAGTTTCCAGGTATAATATTTTTAAGAAGATCTTGAATTACTTCTCCTGGAAGCTGTGCGAGTAGGTATTCTGTTTGTCCTGGTAGGTCTTTCATTCCAGCCTTAGCCCATAGCTTATTCCAATTGACAAGCTTAGGAATAACATCTACCGCAGATGTAGCAAACCTTCCCATAACGGATGAGGCACTCTTAAAGTATTTACCATTTTCTTTATCACGTAATGCTTGCTGATACATCTTTTCATCTTTTGGATCCATCCAATTAGGATTTCCAGTTGCGGCGCCAGCCATATATTTACTGCCAGATATTCCAGATGTTATTATATCCTTTGGAAGATTTCCTAAATAGCTAAGCAGTCCTTGAACAATACGCCCGAAAGGAGTATCGGAATTTATTGCTGGTTTAAGTTGACCAAATGGCTTGGGGGCAACTAAGTTTGCTAAACCACCTGTTCCAAATTTTTGAGCATTTAGTGCATCAAATGTTTCTGCTCCGTATTTCTTTACAGAATCTGCTTTAATTACATATTCCCCATTTGAAAGCATGGCAGGTATAGAGTCTGATGTTGCTGTTCCTGCGCCACGTATATATCCGTCTGGTGTAAGGTAGTCTGTAACTCTTCCACCAGATGCAAATTTCTTTATGCTTAGTTCTGTGCCAGCAAAGATTTTTGATCCGCCCTTGTACTTTGGATCATTTAGATGAGGATTCATCTCTATTAATGACTTAAGAGGAATTCCGTATTTTTTAGAAATTGCAGATAAAGTGTCTCCTCTTTTTACTGTGTATCTAGAGTTTTCGTAATTTAGTTTAGCCTGATCCGATGTCTGATATTTAACATTATCAGTATCTACATTTTCCTCATCTACATCTATTGGCTTATATGAAGGTCTTCCAAATCCTACAATTGGAGCACCCTTCTCATTGTATTTTCTTCTTTTTATAAATACTCCGCCGCCCATTCTTTGGTTTCCAGAAGATCCCGTATTTCCTTCTATAGTTGAAACTGCATTTTTGCTCAGAACATTTCTTACTAACCCTACGTGAGAAATTCTGTTTACACCATCTCCTGGAAAATTCATGAAAGCTAAATCTCCACGAACTGGATTTTGTGTCCACTTACCAGTTGATTTAAATGATTGAGCTCCTCCAGGAGTCCATACCATACTTGCTAAATCTACCCCAGATTTTTTGGCTACCCAATTTATGAAGGCGCCACACCATGCAATATATTTAGTTTTTAGATCATATACCTTTTGGGCAAACCTTCCAAATATAGTGTCGTTATTTCTTCCTTCTCGATATCCTAGCATAGACTCAGCTGTTTCAATCATTGAGCTTGCTGTTCCTAATTTACCAACTGGTCCGCCCTGGGCGAACTTGCCAGCATTTAGTGCATCAAATGTTCCTGTTCCATATTTTGCAACAGAAGACGCTTTAATTACATACTCTCCGTTTGAAAGATAGGCTGGAATGGAATCAGATGTTGCGGTTCCTTCACCTCGTATGTATCCTCCAGATGCTTTTGCTGTAACTCTACCATATTGGTCACCAGTCTCAATCCTGCTTCCAGGAACTCTGTTTCCTCTTATAACATTTCCAGATGCGTCAAGTCTATAAATCCATCCATTAAAGTGAAAAAATTCTCCTGCAGTAATAGCGTTATCTGCAACAATTTGTTTTCTAGCGTCGGAAGTCAGTACACCAAGATCTCCAGTCTTGGAATCTTTCCAGGTCGCATAAGTTCCCTTTGCGGCAATTGCAGTTCTTGCACTTCTGTGACCGTCCATGACTGCATAGTACAAATCATAAAGAGTTTTTCCGCCACCAAGGCCTTTAATTATATTTCCAGTTTCTTTTGCAGCCGCATTAATGTTGTCGAAGGCTGTGCCATAAGTAGTTATCGGAGTAGGGCTTACTGATGAATCATACTTTAGTCCGCTGTTTACTGTTGCAAGTGAGCTACCATCTTTGCCAATAAAAGTTCCGCCAAAGATATCTTGTATCATGCCAGACAAAGATTTATCTTTGCCCTTTGCATCTGCTTCTAGGTTTGTTCCAAGAAGTTTTACATTTCCAATATATCTCTTTTCAGCCAGTGCATAAATTTCTTTTTCAGCATCTGTTCTCTGAGGTGTAGCGCTCAGTGCCATCTTATCTTTAATTAATTGTTCGTATCTTAATTGATATTCTTGAATTTTTGAAAGACGGATTTGATTTAAGCTAGCAGCTTCTTGTAAGGCAGCTAATCTTTTTGCAGATTTTTCTGCTTCGTCTTGAATACTTTTCTTTCTGGCTTCTTCTTTTTTGACGTCAGCAATTCTCTTATCTTCAATAGCTTGCAATGCTGCTGCTGTTTGTATTTGTTTTTCTAGCTGGGTTATCTTAATTTGTGCAGATGCAGCGGCATCCATGTCTCCAGTGGCAAGAGCTGCTTGGTAATCAATTTGTAGAAGCTGCATTTGTAGAGCGTTACTTTCTACATTTTCTATATCTTGAAGTGCTCTTTTCCTTGCTTCTGCTTCTTCATTAATTTTTGCTATTTTTTTATCAATTGCTTTTATTTCATCTTCAGCATTTACCATATTTTTATTATGGGCTTTTTGAGCTGCTTCAAGACCTTTTCCAATAGTTAACTTAAGCTTTGAAATTATTTTTTCAGATTTACCAAGTATTCCGACACCAGTTTTTTCCATTGCATCAAGAGCGGACTGCTGAATTGCAACAAACTCTCCCATTGCAATAGCTTCAGCGGCACTCATATTTTTTAAATCAACATCTACTCCTGCTAGGAGCAACTGCCATTTTGCCATTGTGCTTGCTATGCTGTCGCTTGTAGTTAATATTTCTTCTAAATGCGGATGTGTTTCTTTTAAGCTTTCTACTTGGGTCTTAGTTAATGTTCCTTGTCTGGCAGATGCGCTATTAATTTTTTCCATTGTAATTCGATAAGCTTCTGCTTGGTCAATTACATTTCCAAATTCATCTTTAGTTCCTACTAATGCTTTCATGCTTGAATCCATATAAAGAACAACATTTGATAGAGCGGTTCCTAGAACTTCACCATAAAATGCATCTGATCCGTTTTTACCAAGCTTGTCTATATTGGTATTTAATTTATCTATCGCTTCAGTAGCAGCAGTTGCTTTGTCTTTTACTGTTACAAAGCTATCTGCGGTTATTGTTTTAAATGCCAATGATGCGTTTGTTGAAGCAGAAATTAATGCATAAATTTCGTTTGTAGCATCTTGAACTGATTTCCCACCAAGCACCATTTGAATTTTTAAATTAGTGGCCATATCAAGAACTTGTTGTTCTCTCATATTGTATGAGTCATCTATATCAGAAAATCCTTGTACTAATTCTTTTTTATTAGTTTTTGCATTTCTTATTGCTGCTTTTGTTTCTTTTATTGTATAGGTAATTCCAATAACACCAATTTTTGTAAGTGATTCGTATGCTGCCATGCCTCTTGCTTTTGTAGCTGCAAGCTGTTCGTTTACTACTTTAATTGAATCAGAAAGGTTGTTATATTTAATCCCAGCCTCTTTAGCGCCATTTACTGATATTGCATTTGTTAAAAGCTCTCTTTGTTTAAATTCTTTTTGTTGGGCCATAGCAAATTTAAATGCAGCAAATATCGATGTTAAGGCCATTAGTGCTATTCCTATTGGTCCCGTCATAAATTTAATTGCTAGGCCGATTGCATTAAATACTCTTGGACCAATTACTCCAAGTTTTGTTATGACGCCAGTCATTGTTGTTAAACCCTTTATATGTGGCCCAATCATTTTAAGCATTGGATACATCTGCATAGCCATGCCAGCATTTGTCATTGCAGAACCCATTGTTCCGCCTACACCTTGGCCTCCCATCATAAGGCCCATACCAGCCATTGAGGCGCCCATACCTCCAGTTGTATCTATTGATGCTCCAGTTTTTGTGTTTACCCCACGAAGCCCAGCACTAAAAGCACTTCTAACTCCGTAAGGTTGTGGCCCTATAAATTGGTCCCCATATCCAGTTTTATTTGATCTTACCATTCCGCCTAATGCATAATTTGAAACTATTCCGCCATCATTTTTTGGGACAAATATTTCTGGTCCCTTTTCTCCAACAAGATATGGCTGTCCAGAATTTACTGGTCCGCCATTTTCTCTTGCTTCAATCATTCCGCCAGCATTAAATCCGTTTGCGTCTGACTTAAATGAATTATCAGATAGGCTTACTGCATGCCCTCTTTGTCTCATTCTTAGTTCGGCTTCAGTTTTTAATTTAAGAAGTGCAGCTGGAGTTAGTGCTTTTGCAGGAGATGGCTTGACTGCAGAATGGATTGCATGGAACTCTTCCCAGTTTACTAATCTGCCGTCTTCTAGTCTCTTGATCATTGCGCCATAGATTTGTCTTTCTGTGGCATTTAAATTCATATCTGAAATAACTTGTCTTAACCTAGGGAGAACGCTATCTATTTCAGCAATCATTGCTTCATGATAAGCAGATGCGGTCATTCCCTTTGGAACAGATAAAGTAGACTCGGCAAAGAATCTCTTAGCTCCGCCTTTTACTCCAAGTAAATTAATACGAGCTTGCTCTGACATTGATGGCATTCCATCAACCCAGGTTCCATCCACCATTTCTCCATAGTACTCTCTCTTGCCTTGGGCACTGGATGCCATTTTAAATACACCAGAGGTCCCTACGTCGTTTACTAGGCTTCCTTGTATGTTATCCCTACTTAAATCTCTATCACCTCTTAAATTGGCCGCTACGATTTGTTTAAAGTATTCTTCTTGTGAAAATACCCCGTTGTTTGCTTGATCAAATATTGGGTCATATTTTGACTCAAGAACAATAAGTTTTCTTTTTTTGTTTGGGTCAGTAGGGTCAATCATTGTGCGAATTTCTTGTGTTGGAGATCCCAGTTCGTGCGCCCCTCTTGCAATAGTTGTTGCACGTTGCTCTGCAAGTGCCTCGGTCTCATGCATTACTGGTTTAACAAATACTATAGATCCGTCTGGTTTTTTATATACTCCTGCAATTCCTTCAACTGGGAAGCTGTGGCCAGATGAAGCTTTTTGTAATACTCCAAAATCTGTGGGATCCATGTTTGCAAATTGACTTGTCTTTAATGAAAAATCAATTTCTTCCATTGTAAGTCTTGCTTTTCTTTGATCCTGTACTTTTTTAAAGCTTCTTGGCATTCCAAGGAAAAGCGGATCTTTTTGAGAATTTCTATATGCATCAATTTGTGGCTTGATCCATGGGAATTTTTCAAGATTCTTTTTGTGTTCTGCATCTCTTCTTATTTGTTGCGCTGCTGCAAAAGCTTTTAGTCTTAGTGCTGCTGGGGATTCATTGCCATATCCATGCTTACCTCTTTTTACTAGGCCGCCAATTAAGCCTCCCGCATTTGCTGCTTGTCTAATTTTAAATTTAGACATAAGCATTGCTCTGTTTGCAAGCCAACCTCTAAATTCTTTTGGCTTTTTATCGAGTACAGCCTGCATTGTAGTTGTAAGACCTCTAGAAGTTCTCATTGTATTTTTGGTTGCTGGCGACGTATCTCTGCTTAATATCTTGTTAAGCATATCTTTATGATCAGCATATCCGTGCTCCATCGCAGCGCGATCTAGCATTGAAATGTTTTCTGCTGGGTCTAATGAGAAATCGCTTGAAAAAATTCCATATGATGAAAGACTATCTTGTATTTGATTTATTTCCCATGGCTGTAGCGCAGCTCTTCCTAAATGATCAATTCCTGCTACTGGAGTGTTGGGTGAACTTCCAGGGGTAAAGTGTGCAACTTGTACGCCATTGTTTGGGCCATCGCCAAACCTATTAGCTGCCGCTATTAGTCTTGTAACCTTTTCTTTTTCATATGAAGAAGAGGCGGCCATGGCTTCAAGAACTTCATTCCTAGAAGCAATTTTTTCATAAGCGCTTGTTGGTCCAACATATTGCCAGTCTTTTCTAGTTAAAGATGCTCCGCCCAGATTGCGGGTTTTGACAGGCATTGATAAACGTTTTTTATGTAGTTTACCTCTATATTTTTCTTGCTTTCGTAATCTTTTTTCAAACTTAGGCAAATCATCTGTTGTGATTTGATTAAATATATCTTGTGAAAATACTCCGTCGTTTAATGAAAGGGTTTCTCTCCATCTGTCATCAAACCATTTTGTTGCTTCAAATATAGCGTCATCTGTTGGTAGTCCTAGGGATCTTAGGGTAGAGGCATCGGCAGCAACTGCGGCTAGTCTTAAATCTTCTCTGTCCGATCCAGCGTAGTATTGTATAAATTTAGTTACAGGGTCTGTACTATCTATTGCAATATTGCCATAGTTTTTAATTCCCCTAGTTACTAGTCCTCCAAGCATTCCGCCTGTGTTTCTTAATTCAATTCTTGATCCACTATTTGCTTTATCTAATAATGGCTTGTTTGCTGCAGTAAACTCTGGATCAAAATATGTTTCTTTTGGAGTTAATAATGCATTAACAACTCTCCCCCCACCAGAGTATTTGTTTTGTGCCATGCCTACTAAATCTGGATTATTGCGTGAAGCTTGCTGATTAAGTATATAGCTTCCTTCAGGAAGTCTGGCTGGAATTATATCATAATTTACATTTGCTGGTCCTGGAACTACTGAGCCGTGTCTTGAAGGATCATAAACCATTCCACCATCATTTTTTCTAACAATAGGCAATGTTGTTTCTGTACTGTACCCGCCGCCAGAAGTTCTAACTCCTAGGGCTCTTGCAATTCTATCAACAAGAGTTTTTGTTGATCCTTTGTGAAACATCTCTTTCATGTTTGATTTGCCAGTAACTGGGTCTACTGTAGGCTGGGATGTAAGAGGAACTGTTGTTAGATTTACTGTTCTTCCCATTGTTGCAGCTGTCATTTGAGCTGTCTCTGCCATCATTGCTTCTACTGTTTGATTCAATGCAATTATTTTTGCTCTTGCCTGATCTACAGTTATTTTGCCTTGTTGTAATTGTGCAACAATTGCAGCACCTTCTGCTGCTGCTAAAGATGTTAACTCTACCATTGGTGGAAGCATTGCTGAATAAGAAGAAGATAGCTGTGTGGTTACGGTTCCTGTTGCAGCAACTTCTTGCCTAAGAAGTGCAAGCTCTTCTTTTGACTGCATAGCTATTGCTGCTGTCATAGCATGCCATCTTGCTGCTTCGCTTGCCACTATTCCAGTTGATACACTGTTAACGGAAGTTATGCCAGGAATTCTAGGCAAGTCTCCATCCATGTACATCTGAGGGTTATTGCTAATTTTTCTATTTACTGGCCCTGTTCCAGGAACTACACCAAATATAGTTCCAAGCTGTTCTTCTCCAGATGGAATAGTGTGGGACATATCTCTAGAGTAAGGCTTACCAAGATATTGGCTATCTTTATTTACTACTCTATCAGATCCAGCTCCAGTTGTAACTATCCCTCCGCCGAGTGTGCTCATGTTTACACTTGAATGAGTTGCACGAGTAGCCATGGCGGCTTTTGTTTGAAGTATTTCAAATGACCTAGAAAGACCTAGAACTGCATCTTCAAATACTTTTGCTGCTTTTGCATCGCTATAGAAAGAATCACCTACTGCTTTTGCTGCAGCTTCTGCAGCCATAATTTCTGGTGTAAGAAGTTTAAATGCGCTTCCACCTTTAAAAAATTGTTTTAGATTAAATATGCCTTTAACAATGTACCCAAAGAAGTTTCCAAGCACACCAGTAAGCATGATAAGAGGTCCAGCAAGCGCTGTAAGGCCACCGACAAATGTTAATATTGATTTAATTGGTCCAGGCAAATCAGTAATAAATTTTACAATGCCATCTATTGCTTTTAATACAAATGTACTAATTTTTAAGAATGATTCACCAGCGGCAGCCATGTCAGCTTTTACTGATTCAAGCGCTCTCTTATATTGTCCAGATGCAGACTCTGTCATCTGCTTCATTTCTCGAGCTGAAATGTTTGCGAGATCTTGTGTACTTGCTTTCATCAAATCTAAAACTTGTAGCGTTTGGCTTCCTTGTTTTCCAAGGTTTTCAAATAAGGCTGACATTCTAGCAAATTGGAACTTTCCAAATAATTGTTCGATTGCTTTTGATTTGCTTAATGGATCAAGGCTGTCTAACGCTTTTTGCAAGGACATTATTGTGCCAGTTAGATCCCCAGCATTTGATGATACTATTCCAGCTAAATCAATTCCAAACCCAGTAAACATTTCTTTTGCAACTTTAGTAGGGTTGATAAGAGATGCCAATGCTGACTTAATAGCGTTAGCGCCTTCTGAAGCATTAACTCCGCCTTCTTTCATAGCTGTAAGGTAGAGTGCTAGATCTTTTACATCTCCTCCAAGAGATTTAATAACAGGGCCTGCTTTGGGGATTGCCTCAACTAAATCTCCAAGGCTTGTTGAAGTTTGGTTTTCAACTGCGTTAAGGAAGTCAATTGATTGAGTTAGCTCTTCAGTGCTTTGTTTAAATGCATTTTGAATAGCAAGAGTTGCTTTCATTGCATCTTGTCTATCAACTTCTCCAAGAGTGGCAAGTCTAGTTGTTTCTTTTGTTGCAGATACTAACGCTCTACCTTGAAGACCAGTTGCCGCTAAATCAGCCGATAATGCGATTGAGTCTTTGTAAGATGCTCCATATTGTACGGCCAACTCTTTTGCAGTTGCAGCAATGTCTTTTCTAATCTTTGCAAGATCTTCTGCTGATGTCTGAGTAAGGCCTCCATAAACCTTTGTAAGTCTTACTAGCTCTGCGTCTGCTGTTAGGAATGCTCTTGACGCTGCTGCTCCGAATGCTGCAAGCGGTACGGTAAGTCCAACGGTAAGCTGTCTACCAGCCCACTGTGTGTTCTTACCCCAGTTAATTAATTGATTTGAGCCATCCTGCATTACCCTGTTCATAATTGCTTGCTCTTGTCTTAAGAGCTGCATCTTATTTTTATTTTCGTCTAGTCCTCTTGCGACCATAACGTTGTATTGCATTAAGCCTTGAGCATTTCTGCCAAGAGGCTGAACAACAGAATTTTGTAGCATTACCTGTTGTTTTGCTAAATCTTTAACTATGGTGCTTGTCTTTTTTGCATGAGACTGCCAAGTATTATAGTACTCGCTCAGCTTCATTCTTCCAGAAGCTAAGTTTTTACCAAACTTATCTACATCAGAAGATAGTGTAACAAAGTGGGAAGAGAACTGGCCCGTTGATCGCATTGTATCTACGAAGGACCTGTTCATCTGTCCTATTTGAGCATTAAGTTTTTGATTTAATCCAAGTGTTGTTGTTTGAAGTTTTATTAATTCTGAGGTCACTGCTTGCAACTGCGCTGTAAGGCTAGTAAAGTTAGCCGTCGCAGTTATGTTGGTATTAATATTTTGATCTACCAATTACTGTTACTCCTCAGAGTACCCCAAGCCTGCTCCGATTCCAAATCCAGCTTGCGCTGCGAATTGTCCTTGTAATGAAACAACATCGTCTGCTGATGCTTTTATTCCAAGTGCTCTTCTTTGAACATCTTCAAAGGTGGTACTGTTTTCATTTTCTTCTTGACCCAAATCAATTCCTTGAATTGAAGCTAAGAACTTTCTTTTTTCTGATTCAGACTTTTGCATTGATTTAAAAGTTTGAATCAGTTCTGGCATTGAAAGATTATCTTCCAACTCTTCATAATTCTTCCAGTTTCCTAAAAGAAAAACTTCACCAAGTAAAGCGGCTAAATCTAGTTCTGACCAGCCAGAACCGCTGCCGCTAGAAGGTTTGGGTCGTCCATCTTAATTCCTCCGCAAACTTCAAGAATGCGATTGATTGTTGGAACATCTAAAACATCTTCAAATGCGTCTCTGTCTTGAGTTAATTCTGGTAGTTGCTTTTCTAGCGCTACTGCACATGCGTCAATCAAAATTGTCAATGTTTGATCTTCTGTTGATGCTTCTGCTGTCTTTTGAATTGCTGCCATAAATTTTCTTAGCTCTTTAATTGTTAAAGGCTTTAACTTTACTACTGCTCCATTTTGGAGAGTGATTTCTTCTACATCGTATACTGTACTTGCCATTTTAATCCTCCTAGGATCTAGTTATAAATATTGTATCATATGCAAAATATAATGGCAATAAGAAGCCCCCCAATTTCTTGGGGGGTTTCTATTAATTAATTAAATTAATTAGTTCCAAGTACGGTCTACAATAATACCGTATTCTTTGCCTGCGTGATCTGAGTTACCAGATGGTAGCAAACGGAATGTTACTGGGAATGTTGATGCTGCGTTACGAGCCAAAGAGAACTGTGACTGTTGTACAGAAAGAACACGACGTCCATAATATACACGCTCTGTCTTAGAAGATGCATCGGTTGTTGGAGCCTGCCCAACTGCAATTAGTTGACGCTCGACTGGAGCTTCTCCTAGTGCACCTGCTGCAAGACCAAGTGTTCCTCCATTAAGTGTATTTCCTGACTGTCCAAATACGGCAAGAACGTTCTCAAGAGTACCTTCTGCCATTTCTGTTGCGATCATAACTTCCATTGACTCTTTGAAAAGCTTTGCTGTGTCAAGAAGCTGATCTACTGTTACTGAACCGTATGATGGGTTGTAAGTAATCTGAAGACCGTTGTTTGTGAAACCTACGTTGCGGTAAGCTGCACCTGTTACTCCTGCTGCTGTGTCGATAGCATTAAGAGTATTTGTGAATGACTCTCCTGCAACTGGTGTTGCTCCTGATGCGCCATTCTTAAATGCTGGTAGCAATGTGTTACGTGAAGCAGTACCTGCTACTACAGGTGTTGGTGATGATGTGTTTGATGAAGCTGTTGCTCCTGGGATTAATGTAGAGTTATATCCTGATGTTGTTGAATCTTCTATTGAAAGAAACAGTGGTGATGCACCAACGAGAATATTTCTATGATTTCCTGTGCTTTGTGCCATTTTGTAAAACCTCCATTAAATAAATATATATATTGACTTACTGTAAAACTTTAAATCAAGCTGGCTAGGCTCTTTTCCTCTAAGACTAATTTTAGAGTATAATGCCCCTAAAAGCAAGTTAGTTAAATCTTCCTCTTCCGTCGGTAGATCTGGCATACTTAACCTCAAGGATTACGTCTGCGGATAAAAATCCCTGTAGTTCTTGAGATGGCTCAGTAGGTGATATTTCAACAACCATAGTATTAAAAAATTTAATCTTTGGGGTTGATTTTGAGGCATTTAGGTCTTTGGCTGAGTCGTCCATTCTTCTAAATACGTCTACCATAAGGTTTCTAATTTCATTGACTTCCGAGAAATTGGTGGCATAGATAGTAAATATCATTTGCTCGCAGCAGATCATCCAGTTTTCTTCATAGGACAGTCCTATCTTGTCATAGACTATGTGCTTCTTTCCGCTCAAAAATTGATTTAGTTCGGGCTGTTGCTGTACTGGAATAATTGGGATAATCTCTTTTCCAATATTATCGCTGTAGTAGTCTGAATCGTTAAATATCTTGTTTAATATTAACTCAGCCCAAAGATGCTTTCTTATTTCATACATTGCGTCTATATTGTAGTCTGTCATAGTGATCCTCCAAATGCGATTGCAAGGGCTGCATCAGCCTGACTTCTAATCTGATTACTAGAGAAAGAGTACTGAACCTTTTTAATATTTGCTGGGACTCGGAGAGCATCAGAAATTTTGCGATTAAATATTTGCTGGAAACCAGATTTTCTAATAGATGCTCCTACCATGTTACCACTAAAAAATATGCTGTGGGCTAATTTAAATTGATTTGATGATGAGCGTCCGCCAGGACTTTTAACAGTGACTGAGTCTCCTTTTGGCATAAACACTACCATGCCGTCTATTTCAAATACAAGTCTTTCTGCAGACTTTGGTCTAATGATGATTGGCATTCCTTGTTCCATAATAGAGGCTTTTTTTGCAAAGATATATTTCTTTTTTTGTTTTTTGTTGGTTGTTGGAACAGAAGTTTTTGATAGCTTAAAGTCATAATCAATTTGAAAAGAAAGACCATTTGGATTTATTTGTTTTAGTTTAAATAGCCTAGCTGTGGGCTGACCTGTTTTATTCCATTCGTACATATGGTGAAGCGACTTTGGCTTAACTCTTGAAAGAGCATCTACGTATTCTCCAAAATCTTTATCGATCTGGGTAAATATAGTATTTCTAAATAGCATCTGGAATTGTTTGTTTGCTTCTAGTTTGCCCATCACATTAGCCTGATAGTAAAGAAATGCAGATATTTGTGCAACTGTGCTGTCTTTTACAAAGCTGCCACTTGACCCAAGCATTAGTCTTTCTAGTCCGCTTGCGGTTTGTAATAAAGCTACACTAGATTCCAATTTGCTGGTTCTCCGATCTTTTAACAATAGAGTTATATGCAAGTATGTTTCCAAATGGATCTGTTATTGGGGTTGAGCTAACAACTTCAAATACTGTTGGAGTCTCTGAGGGAAAGTCTAATTCTTTCCAAACAATATTTCCACTGATATCCCTAAAATTTGTTATCTTGTCTCTATAAGTAATTTGCCCGACGCTTCTTACTTCGAGCATTTGCTCATTTGTATATCTTGTATTAAGGGTTTGCCTATCTCCGCCTCTGCCTGTGCCAGAGTTAGATATTATTCCTTTTGCAGAGCACTGCATTGTTTTTGAGTATGACCATTCTTTTTTAATGGCTCCAGTGTTTACATCCTGTGTATCTGACTGAATGTATACATCAAGACGAAGTGGCATCAAAGAAGTTGCCAGGCTCATTTAAAATACAACCATACCGTTTGTAACATATGGGGCAAGAAGTTGATCTGCATATAAGTTTCCTGTGCCTCTGTGTGCATCTTCCATAAACTCAAACTTCCAGTCAAATGTGCTTATGTTTTTTACATACTTATCTTTCCATGCACGATCTTGTTCAAAATACTGTTTCATTAAAATCTTACAAGCTTCTCTAACATTGTCTGGAACGTAGTACCATCCAAAAACTCCATCAACTTTATACCTGAAATCTTTTTTAAATGCTCCAGAATATCCCCTGCTATTTACTGATGGGGGGATCATTCCATTTGCTGAGTAGACGGTGTCGTCTTGAAGATCTTGAAGGTTAACTCTAATTCCGTAGCTTGACTCAGACACTATTGGAGTGTAGAACCAGTTATTTATAACCAACCCAGATTGAAATACCTTAACGTCTTCTTCATGTAAACTTGTAATTTCTTCTATTCTAATTGGTAGAGGAAGTATGTCTGACCCATATCCTTGAGCAACCTGTGTTCCATTGTATGAATAAAAAACTTGGTTTGTATAAGCCTCAATTAATTTTCTAGCATATTTCTCTGCTAGCTGAAGCTCGCCATAAGTTTTGTAGTTTGGGTCAGATGGGTCTGTGCCAAAATTTAAATCATCTATTACATCTGCTATATTTACATAAGGAGTTACAATATCTACTATTTGAGTATTTTGTCCTTCTACTCCACCAACACGATATGTCCAAGTAATTCTAAGTTTTTTAGGGACAGAAGTTAAACTGTATGGTATTGTTATTTGATAGGTTCCTATATCGGACTCAATCTTTGTGGCAGTATAAGTGGCAATTGTAGGATAGACTGTTCCGTTAGCAGTTACTTCTTTTACTACTGCGGTTACTGCTCCGTCTGCATCTGTTATTTCTCCACCCCAATATATTTTTGTGTTTATTGGTGATGTTTGAGATTTATATATTTCTGCCATTAACTTATGTTAACGCTTAGTGATAAAAGTCTTGGACTTCCTTTGGTGTCGCTAAACGAAAACCCTCCTCTGTATCAAAAATTTTTTGAGCATCTTCTTCTGGCATTGCTACAAATGGATGTTCCTTTGTAAAGGTGTAACCATGAATATCGTATCGATAATTCTCTCTTGTCATTCTTACCAAAATAGAGTCTTCGTCTATCTTCTTTGGATCTAGTCTAGGGATAACTTCAATCTCTTCTAGATTATCTTCAATTTCCTGCTTTGTCTTTTGATAGACTGACCAAGAAACTCCTTCTTCAGATAGGGCTGCAATAATGTCTTTTTTATTCTTTAAGCCTTCTGTGTCAACCGCAAAATCTTCTGCAATTACTTTTAATTCGGCTACCTTTAATGTGTCAAACGACATACTTATATTCTCCTTTTTCTAGGTCCTTTAATTATAGCATTGTTAAATTAAAATGAAAAGCCCCCAAAATTAATTGGGGGCATTTCGGTAGTTTAATTCTTAATTAATTAAGAAGCAACCTTAACGTTCTTTACGACTACCCAAGCATCTGCTTGCTCGATCTGGACGCCAACACGAGTATACATTGTGTACTCGACTGAGTCCTTACGTGGCCAGAAGAAGCGGTAAACAGTAACATCACGCTTGATACCAATAACAACGTTATTTGGGAATGTCAAGTGGATATCTCCGTGTGAACCTGATGGTGTAGCATAGTCACCAGTCTGTGTCTCGCTAAGAAGTGGAACTTCAACGATTGGAATACCAAATGCGTATGGAGCTACATATCCTGCTGGACCTCCAACAACTGGAACATCACCACGGATGATGCCTGAAGCAATATCCTGTGGGTTTGCAAAGTTTGTTGAATTAGATGTTGAATATAGGTAATCCTGGATCAAGTTTGATCCTGCAAGGAAGCGAAGGTCTGTACGACGCTGCTTGTACTTACGTGGAAGTGCCTTAAGTGCTGAGTTGAATACAGCACGTGAGATATTTGCTCCAGCTGCGTCAACAACGCGACCTGAAGTCTTTGCCTTCTTTACAACGCCATTAAATGACTTGTAAAGAGCATCTCCTGTTAGAGTAGTATCTCCATTGAGGATCAGGTCTTCAATGTCATTACCTGCTTGTGTTGCCATCATTCTGGCAATATGGTCTTCGACGTCTGCGCCTTCAATATTGTCTTCAAGAGACTCTGTTGAAAGTTCCCAGTCCATACGAAGCTTCTTTGTTGTCAAAGAAATTTTTGAGAATGTTACAGGTGAGTTAACTCCTGTGTTGTCTGCCTCAGTTGCAAGCTTTACAAGCTTCTCACCGATAGACATACGGTCAATCTCTGTTGTATCAGATTTCATTCGGACAGTACGTGCAACCTTACCAATTACGGTAGCGTCGAACATATAGTCTAGAAATCGCGCTGATTGTTCTGGGTTTAGAAGTCCACCATTGCCATTTTCAGACGCTGTGTGTACTCCAGTTCCACCAGTTGCGGATGCATAGCTACCAGTTACGTTTGTACCTGCTGCTACTGCTTTTTCTAATAGTTCATTACTCATTTTTATTTCACCTACCCTTTAGTTTGAAAAGATTTCATTTACGGAACCGAGGAAAGAACCGTTCCATGTTGATTTTTTTGTTACAACCTCTGAACGGCCAAGATCAGAAGACTTCTTAATAGCTGTGTCGCCTTCAACGGCATCTACACGCTTTTGTACACCATCAATGGTGCCTTTGATTTCTAGCACTGCTGCATTTAGTGCAGTATGCTTTTCTGCCAACTCTGCAATTTGGCCATTTACGCTCTTGCTAAATGACTCAACTGTTTCTTTAATTTCTGAAACTTGAGCCGCATTTGCGTCTGTAGCCTTTGCGAGTGTCTCCGAGAAAAATCCCTTAAGATCGCCTAACATTTTTGCAAAGTCAGGATCAGCTGTTTTTTCAACTGTTTCTTCAACGGAGTCGGCAGGAGTTGTGTCTTCGATTGTTTCTGCAATAGCCTCAACTGCTGCTACTTCTTCTACAACCTCAACAGACTTTTCAATAGTTGCTTCTGCTTCTACAGCTTCTACAACTACATCATTTTGTACGTCTGACATCTCATTACCTCCTTCTACGTTTGCCTGTTTTGCAATTGTTTGTGTTTCAGGCAACGCTAATCTTGTCTTCTTAAATGAAGCAAGAATTTTATCTATTTCTTTAGACTTGTTCATATCTGAACTTTCTACCCAACCAATAATCTTGGCTGGCTTTCCTGTAATTGGTGAATCAAAAGTTTTTTCTGTTGACATAAATACAGAATCGCTTTCTTCACAATAAAAAATATTTTCTGTAACGACTTCTGCTGCCATACCTTTAAATATAAGTTGGCCATCCATTTTTTCAATTGAAAGAATATTGCATAGCTGATTTGCTGGTGAGTCTACTATTGATAACTCTACAAGATCATAGGCTTTAATAAATCTAACTTGGGTTCCGTCTGCCTTGTTAACTTCGTTGTCAGACTCTGTTATTTTCCCGCCGATTGAAAAACCAGAAAGAGTGCCATCAAGAACTTTTTCCCAAGTATCTTGTGCACCCTTTGATATATATGAAGTTACATAAACTCCATTGTAAAATTCTTTTGTTGTCTGATCATAGTATGTTTCTGGTTTAAATGAAACAACTTTGCCAACAGCCATTGGTTGATGCATCTCACGAAGGTTGCCTCTAAAGCTTTCAAAGGCTTTCATGCTTGCTTCAGCAGTAACAACATCTCCTGTTTGATCAACATTATCTAATGTTGCAAATCCAGAGACTGTTCTGTTTTCACGGTTGACTTTAGTAAATGGAACCGACAAGTGCAAGTTGTCGCCATTACTGGACCATAGGCCTTTTTCAATGTTCATATGCTTAATTTTATAGGTTTATTTACTCTAACGCAAATAACAGTCGATTAAACTTATTTGACTTTTGGACCATCGCCTTTAGGGTTTCTGGCCTCTCCGCTTTTGTCTGGCGCATTTGCAGATCTTTGCTGGTCTCTTCTTCTATTACCAGTAGACTTGGCATTTTGATCAGCAGCCTGTTGTGGCTTTAAATCTACCATTTCGTCTCCGCCGTCTACGGTTGTCATGTTCTTTCTAATACGAACTTCATTAGGGGTAATGACCTGCATCCTTAAGTATATCTCATCAATTCGGCTTTGGGTTTCTTCATCAGTAAGGCTGAGCTCATTAAATTTTAGCTGTACTACATCTGTTTTTTCTGCAATTAAATAATTTAATTTCTTTTCAAGTCTGTCCTGTGAGGGGCGGCAGACTTGCTCTTTAAATGTTTTATCCGCATCTCTAGCGGCAGCAAGGTTAATTCCTTCTGGAATACCTATCTTGCTAATTGGAACACGATGAGCCAATAAGATTTCATCTCTATTAGATTTACGATAGATGTTAAATGAAGACTCTTGTTCGCCTGCCTCAATTGGCTCCATTTTAAATTCAGTTTTTGAGTCTGGAGTATCTGCTGGCAATGGTATATATAGGGATCTGTGGTTCTTGCCCTTTAGTCCAACTTGGAAAAACTCAAGCAATTTTCTTTCTGACTCTGGGGAAAGCTTTGCTCCTTTTACTGTAATAATATATCTTGGGACCGCTTTATTTTCAAAGTAGTCTAGGTTATATCTTCCCGCAAATTCATTTCCTGCCAGCGCTTGTTGCGCTGCAATAATGTCTGGTACTCCGTAGTAGTTATTCATTGGAGTATATTTCTTTAAATGTATAATTTCATTTGGTCTATCTTCTTGACCAGCAATTGGGCTAGGTGTCTCTAGGTCTCCAAAGTTTCTAAAGAAGACTGCTTTGCCATAAAGAAGCTGGATGAATCCGTCACGGAATCTTCTTACACGCATTGTTTTGGCTGGTATGTGGCCTATGTAGCCTATATCTCCAGCAGTTGTACGTCCTATCTCTATGTAACCATTTCCCGTTGCCTCAAGGTCTGTGTAGGCCTTTATAAGGGTCTCTGTAAATGACTCTTCCTCATTGCAATCGTCAAGCCATCGGTCTAGTTGTGTTTTAATTCTATCAATTTTTGAACGTGCTCTATCTAATTGCTTGTCATCATTTATTGCATCCATTGCATCTTTGGCCTTAGATGTTTCTGTGAAGATGTATCCAAGCCCTACAATATTTGAAACTTTAGCATTAATCGCTGCATAGTTATATGTTGATACTTCATAAATTTTTGAAAGGTACTCTAGGTTATATGTAGGCTCAACTAGATCAAATAATGCGTACCCACTAATTGCTTGCTGTAATAAGTTTTGCTGGGTGCCTACGCCAGTTGTTCCAACAAATGCCTTTGAAAAATCACGATTAATCTTACGCTTAAAATTTGCTCCAAGGCCTCTTAGCTTTTTAATTTCATCAAGACCAATCTTAAATGGATCGTCTTGGGGCCCGTCTAATTTTTGAAAATAAAACCAGTCAGATGTATTAGATATATCAATTGTAGATACGCTATCAATTTCATCTTCAATAGATTCTAGTCTTTTCATTTTACTTTACCGTTTCTAAGCATTTCATCTTTATAAACACCAATGTCCATAGGGTCTGGGGTAAGGCCCCATTTTAGTCTTTCGTTTTGATATTCAAATTCTTCGTCGTCAATTTTTCTTCTACCAGAAAGGAATTTAGGTTGGCCCTCATAAATACCGTATGAGCGAACCTCTCTAGCCAAAGCGTCCATTTTAGATCTGTTTCCTTTTTTAGATGTGACTGAGAGGAAGTTGCCATCGTCGTCTCCAATCCATCTGCCATCAGGCATTTCCCATACGTATATGCCAAGTGTGGTTTCTTCTAGAATCTGTGATTTTTGGTTTAAGATATTCATAGACCTTAATTGTACCATCACTTAGCATTAAAGTCTACAATCTGTACACCAACCTGACACAATTAGATACTTTGAAGCACAATCCAGTCATTGGAATAGGTATAAATCTCTGGCTGTGACAATGTCGTCGCATTTCCAGAAGCTACGGATGTTGATCTTCCTATATATAGCTCATAGTGATTAAGGGCTATTGCTGGAGTTACAGCTTTTTTATAGAACGCCATATTTTTATATGTTGACTCTGTCCATGGAGCCGCAGTAGCATCTGATATTGAATTAAATATAATCTCAGCATTTGAGACGGGAGAACTGAATATAATAAATACGTGGTGCAAATTGTTATTTAAAAATATTGAGTCAGCCAGAGTTGCAGAAGTTTTGTCTACTCCATTTACATATATCTTTGAAATATTGGACTTTGAAATAGTGTTTAATTTCCATTCAAATTTAGTTCCAGCTGTATAGAACAATCCTCCATTTGATGATATTGTAGAAGGGGTGTAGAAAAATTCAATGCCATATATATCACTAATAAATTGAGTAGTACTAAAGCTGCTATCTGACTTTACATGGATCCCGCTATTTTTTGCCCTTAATAATACTGGGTAGTCCACTGTAAATAAATCGTACTCTGAATCTGAATACAGTATGTCTCCAGAATTTTCACAGAGTACATCTTTGTTGCTAAAAAAATCAATATTAAAATATGAAAGTCTTGGTAGTATTCTTAGTGTCTCGTTTGCCGTCATTGTTATTTTTATAAATAATATTCTTGATGTAGTAGTGGAACCTTTTTTAAATTGAGGTAAGGCTTCTCCATTAACACATGGTGTCCAAGATCCGCCTTCAACTTTTGATTCTACTGAAATTCCAGTTTTTCCCCTCCATTCTATTTTTGAGGAAACTGTACTAACCGAACTTGGAAGAAATATTTCTTTTATAATTTCGTAAGAGTTGTTTCCTACATATGTTGAAAATCCAAGAAACCGTTTTGCTGAATCATAAAATAAATATTCTTCGTAAGCTTCTTCATCTAAAGACAGGTTAGAATAAGAATAAGTGTATGAAGGTCTTATAGAATTTTGACTTATTGTAAATATTACCCCAGAGTCTGGCTTTGCAACCTGTACTGGATTGATATAATCTTTGCCGTAATAGTAGTGAGATAGGGCCAGGCTTTCTGTCAAAGAGTATCTATATATTGCTGGTGCGTCGATTATAAAAGAATCGGCAGCAGATTGTGTTGGACCAACAGTAAGGTCTAAAGATGTGTTTGTGTAGGGAAAATCATTTATTTCAATTGCAGACACAGATTGTCCGTTTATATATAGCTGCATGGAATTTAAAGAATAGGTCGCAACAATATGTATTGCTTCGTCTGGGTCATTTAGCAGGTGATCAATTCTTTGTCCTTCTAGTAAAAAAACAATCTTGCCAGCTTCATAAAATAGTCCTATATTCTTTAGCCTATCTGCTAAGATTGTAGTTTTGTTTTGTGTTGTTATGTTTTGCTTAAACCATAGCTCAATTGAAAAAGCATTGTCTTCAGTTTTTCTAACTCCAAAAGGAGTAACAGATTGGATGCCATAAAAATTTTTATCAATATTTAACTGTATAGATTTTGTATTCGTTATTAGTGTGCCTGAAACTCCACCTAAAACTATTGGTAAAATGTTAGAGGATATGCCGCCCACATAGGTTGAATTGTTTCCACAACCAGAAATATCATATGCAGTAGTACCAGAAGATTCGTCCAGCGGCCAAAAGGCTATTGGATTATCTTTTATTACTCTAAGTGCATAGGACATAATAAGATTATAGCAGTTTTTTACATTGCGTCTGGCATCTCATCTTCTACAGGAGTTTCTCCGTGTAGCCAATGATTTGGCACCATGTACTTATACCCACTTTTAATTAAATGTGCTGTGTGATGATATGGGGCCGAGGATGGGAAGATAATTACGCTTCCTGCTTCTGGCTTAATGCCAAATGTTATCTTATCAGCGTTTCTAGGGTCATCGAAATCTTCACCAGGCTTTTCTTCCATAGTAAGGGCATCGTATCCTTTAACTGTAAATGAAATTTCGCCGCCTTCATAATTATCATTTAAGTACATTACCATAGAAAACTTTAATCGGCCATCGCCCTCTTGCTGATCGTAGTGGCCGCCCATCATTGTTCCTGTTGAATACTTATTGATTTCAAAGTTTGGAAAAAGATTAACTGGCTCTTGAACATCCTTGGCTGCTGCATACTCAGCAGCAACATTTTCAAAAGCAGACTTAATCGTATTAATGATATACTCTGCCTTTTCTCTTTCTTCAATATTTCCAATTGCAGATATTTGTGATCGGTAGGTAGGCTTTTTTTGTCCGTAAACATACATCTGTCCGCTACATGCGCTCCACTCTTCCCATGGTTTTACTGCAGACTTTATATTATCAATTAAATCTGATTCTTCAATTAATGCAACTAGCTTTTCTGGGTCTTCTATTGCATTTTTATAATAGTAAACATTTTCTTCTAATATTTCAAGATTCATTCTAATATCCCCCTGTATTTGGCGGTGGCGCTAAGCGCTCACCCTTGTCTCTTAAGTCTGACCATTCTTTTTGTTGTACTGCTTGCTGCTCACGGATTAATCTTATTTCTTCTTCCCATTGATCCCACTTTTCTTGCGGGTACTCAGATTCTTCATAATCCCAAAAAGATCCAATTGTGAATCTGTTCCCATCTTCAACAACTTGAACTTCATGTTCATTTTCATGCCCACCAGCAAAAGCCGCCAGCATTCCAGATTTAGGCTGAATTGCTATGTCGTGGTCCTTAAAGTTAAGTTTACCACCAACGAAATCATCATTCAAATACAAGAATGTTGCCCATCTGCTTCTTTCAAAAGCATTATATTCTCCGTCTGTACTATTGTCTGAGTGGAATGAAGCAAACGCTCCTGGTATCCATTTTTGTGCATGATAGCTAACCTTTTTAACACCTTTACCTCTTGCAATGCCAGTAGCTTCTTGAATTGAGCTTTCAAGATTTTTAAAGAAATCTCTAGGCAAACCAAATTTTTCCATATCGTCTGTGTCTGGCAAGTTGGAGGCATATGACTCATAAAATGATATAGGGTCCCAATTTAATGATTTATTTTCAACGCAATGTTCCCAATACTTTAAAACACTTTCACATTCTTCTTGTGTTAAAAAGTTATCAAATACAACAATGTCATCTTTTAGTCTTGTGTAGTTTTCTAAGTTCATTAGATTCTCTCCGCATTCTCTGGTATTACATGAAATAAGCCAAGTTCTCTTTGTTTATTCTTTCTTTCTCTTTCCATTTCTTCCCAAAGCTGGTCTCCATATTTTTCTTTATTTGCATGCCACTCTGGCGATCCAGGATCATAGTAAACCCAATTGCATCTAATAAAATATTTATCACCACTAGTTATTTTTTTAACTCCATGATAATACATTTCTCCTTCTGGAAATATAAGTGGGTTACCTGCGGGAAAGACCATTACGTCTCCAGATTTAGGGGTAAACATTTTTATTTTATTTCCTATAAGGAAGTCAACTTCTCCGCCAGTGTAATCATCATTTAAATAAAGTGTTACTGTTATTGCAAATTTGTGTCCTGGCTCATCTATGTTTTCTAGCTGATAGTCGCTGTGGTAGTGCATGACCAGGTCATTGGCTGGTCCGTCTTGAGATACCCCAGAAACATACTTACATATCGAAGGGCCCATCCTAAACCATTTTTTGTCTGGAACTTCGAATTGTGATGTATAATTAAAAACTACTTTATAAAAAATTTCAAGTATTTCATTTAAAACTTCAAATTCTTCTTTTGTTTGATCTGATTCTTGAGATCTTCCAATGTCCCATTGATCTAACTCTAATCCAAATATATACCAATCGTGCCAAGGGCTAAACATGCTTTTTCTTTTTGATGTGTCTTGCTCTAATTCGTTTTCTGATCTTTTTAAAACACGCATTGTTTTGTCTATATCTTTAAAAAGATTTTTATAGACTAAAACTTTAGGATAAAATTCTTCATATTGAATTTCTTTAGATTGTTCTTTTAAAGCATTCATATCTAAGGATTCATTTTGTGAATTAATTTGTCCGTCTACGTCCGCCTCGCTTAACATGACGTAATTTTTTTTATACATTACTTGGATCTCCATGAGATAAAATTGTCCAGAAGAAAGGAGATGTAAATCTAAATCCTCCAGTTATTTCTTTTACGCCATGTATATAGTTTTTATCTCCTGGGAAGAAATAAGCTGATCCTGGTACTGGCTTAAATTCTATTCCTTGATTTGGAAAATATAGTTCGCCGCCTTCATAGTTGTCGTTGAAATAAAATATTGACCCTATGTCGTAATGTGGAAAATCGTTTGCTGTTCCTGCATCTGGTCCGTCGTGAAGTTCTTTATCAGCGTGTGGCTTTTGCAAGCTTCCTACTGGCCATTTAACTATTGCTGGGCCAGTAGGTTGAACCTTTACGTTAAAATGCTTTTCTACTACTGGCTGAAGTCTATCAATCATTTTGTTTACTAGCTCTAGTATTGATGGGTCAGCCTGCATTAAAGAATTATATGTAGCAACTCTATCTTTCCAGTAATTTGCTTCGTAGATTACTGTGCCGTTGGAATTAAAGTGGTCTTCTGTGTAATCCCAAATTTTATTATTAAGTGCAAATTCTGTTAGCTTGTCACATTCTTCTTGACTTAAAAAATTTTTGCATTCTACAATATTTTCTGGTCCGCTTCCAAAAAATCCAGAAGGAGTAATTGACTTAAGCTCTTGATAGTTGTGATGTGAATTTGATATTTCTGACTTTTCCATTTTTTTTACCTATACTTTCTTCGTGTCCAGAAAGATTTTTTATAAATCCCTCCGTCTGGTATTCTGAACGTGTCATTTGCCCATTTTGATCTTTCAAAAATTTCTGATTGGTTGTGGAGCTTTATATCCATTTGCCAGTCTTCTCTTTTAAAAGGAATTATTTGAACAAACGGCGTTCCTTTTGGTAGTACCCCGCTAAATTCCTTTTTTAAAAAAAACGGCATTAAGCCTGGAGTATTAAACTTATCATTATCTATTATACCAGCCACCATTGTAAAAGGTAGTTCAAAATGATTTAATGGCGTGACATATAGAGCAGAATATCCTTCTGGGAGTTCTGGTGCCCATGTTGGATAAAAATGAAATGAAGATTCATAATGACCAGATGGTATTACAAAATCAGACATTCCGCCTGGCCTAATTTCACAAAAATCTTTAAATTGTGGTGGTACCTTTACTAAAATTTTATTGTCTACTAATTCAAATGTAATATCGCATGGAGTTTTTAAAACGTACCCTGTTGTATATAGGTCTAAAATTGCTGGACAGGATTTATATCCCAATGCTCTACTTCCATCTGGGTACTTTGCTGGTTCCCCGTTTGGCATCTTTATATATATGTCAGAATCTTGATACCATTTTGGAGTATTTTTAGAGGCTGGTTCTGGCGCTGGGGTATCTTTGTATTCGTTTGATACTCTATTTGAATGAAAGAATATTTTTTTAAATTCCACAGGGTTCTGGTCCGTCCACTACTTTTAACCTTAAAGACTTTACTTCATGGCTTCCTAGCTTATTACCTTTGTGGTCAACGGCATCTCTATAAAAATTTGTCCACTTACCACTCTTATTTATTTCATAAACTATATTGCTGTAGTCCGCATCTGGAAAGAAGTTTGCTGGTAGATCATTGATATTTTTTACAATTGCTTCTGACCCATTCAGCTTTGACAAAGAAATTGGCATAATTGCAATTACTGGAGTGCCTGCTTTAATTGTAATTTCTACATTGGGTCTGGTGATTCTCCATGCTATTGGAAATTCCCCCCTAAAGAAAGATGTGCTTATTACTGTTGAAAATGGCTGAACTCCGTCTCTGAGTAAATTTGGGACTGGCATGCCTAGCATGCTTACATCTTCTTCGGTTCTAAAAATCATTCCGCTATTAAAGCTTATTGTTGCATTTGATCTACCAGTAGTTACATATTTTTCTCCCGATATTATTTTTACATGATCAGGCGTTGAATCTGATACTCCATCCCATATAAAGGTTATATCTTCTGGAAATGATATGCCCCACCCTAAGCCGTTTGTTAAGCTAACTGGAAAACATTTATAAGCATGTGCATCAAAAGTTTCATCCATCCATTCTCTTTTTACAGAAAGAGGTTCTAGTTTTCCAAGGTCTGGTCTAGTATTATATACTTCAAATGTGTACATTAATATGGGGACGGTTCTGGCAATGAGGTATCAGTTTTAAATTTCATATAAAACTCCATGTCATGTGCCGCATCGCTATAGTCTGTCATTGTCACAATAGAATACTTTAGTCCCTCTTTTACTGGCAAAGCTGCGTGAGAAAACAAGTACGTTGATGGGAAAATATAAAGATCCCCAGCTTTAGGCTTAATTTCTAAATCTAGTTTATCAAATCTTAATCCGCCTTCTATGTAATCGTCATTTGGATAGGCAACCATTGAAACTGTTGCTATGTAAGACAACCCATGATCTGCATGATACGAAAAGTGTTGGCCTGGACCATATTTAATAAAATTCATTGCTTCCCAATACTTCATTTCAATATTGTATTTATTGCAATAGTCTTTAAGTGCTACTGCTTGTGCATCATGAACATCCTGCCAAAGATTATTCATTTCAACTTCATCTGGGGGCAGATTGCTAGATGGGTTTTTATTTATTTTAAAGTCAACACAATCTCTATATTCTGGCATTTTTTCTCTATACCCGACAGTAGCTTCTTGCCAGCCTCTACGTTCACCACTTTTTGCAACAACATTTTCTAGCCTATTAATAATATCAAATTCTGGCTTAATCACATCTCTATAAACCCATATACCAGGGAATAACTCTTCTTTTGAAGAAAATTTAAAATCTTTTTCCATTTTTTTTCTTTCTATTTGTTTGTTACCATTTATTTAATGGACACGAAGCATTAATAAGCTGTGTTTTTAATTTCATTACACATCCACACTCTTTACATTGTGATGTTAGTTTAACAAATTTTGGACAAACCTGACAAATATCAAGTCTTTCTTTTATTTTATCTGGGTCTTTTAGTTTTGCTGAAGGATCCAATATATGCCATGGACGAGTTTCTCCCAAAGACTGTTTCCATTTTTCCCACTCAGTTAGCATTTTGCTACCGTTTAAATGTCTGCTGGAGGGGAGAAAGTTGTACCGTTATAGGTATAACCAAGGGTTACATCGCTTTCATCTTCTAAACCAAAAACACTTATTGGATCAGCAAAAGCTGCAACATATTTAGGGTTAGGAACATTTGCAATTACTGCTGAAGAAAAACTAGCGGCTACAACATTATTTATTAAAAAAACATGTAGAGTTTTATCCGCTGGTCGTGCAGATAGAGGGTCAGCGCCTTCTGCCATAGAAAACTCTCCAGTAGATGGATCATAAATAGATCCTGTTGCAATATTTTCTTTAGAACTTACAGTAATTACATTAATTGGAGAAGACTCTACAATAGAATTCCATCTATCAATTAAATCAGGCTGGGCCTGGCCTTCTGGTAGTGTCATCGTATGAAAAACTTCAGACACGCCATCTGCGTTTGGTGTTGTTACTAATACATATTTCATTTATTTCTCCTTTATTAAATTCAATTATAGCATTTAGGCTAAAATAGTCAAGCTTTATATATTAACAAACGCAGTTGTTTTCACATGGTCCAGTGCACCAGCACCAAAGAGAAGGGCAGTTACCCTCGCTGCAAGCTGGGCATCCTCCAAAAGTTGGTGGTACGAAGTATGGTGGGAAGAACGGTGCTGGGAAATACGGTGGTACGAAGTATGGTGGGAAGAATGGTGGTACAAAATATGGTGGTACGAAGTATGGTGGGAAGAACGGTGGGACGAAGTATGGTGGGAAGTATGGTGGGAAGAACGGTGGGAAGAACGGTGGGACGAAGTATGGTGGGAAGTATGGTGGGAAGAACGGTGGGAAGAACGGTGGGACGAA